ACCAGACAGATAAAATTCGGCCTTGTCGCCCTCTTGGTACAGGCCAGACGGCAGTGCCAGCAGGCAGGTGCCTTTGTCGCCATAATTCCGCAGGGCAAACTTTGTGCGTGGCGGGCGTCCCGTTCGGGTGCCTTCCAAGACTTCTGCGCGGCTCAACTTCCTAACTAAGATCAGATCGTCCATTGGGAAAACTCCATAAGGGTTGTTAGTATAACACCACTAGTGGGTTTTTAATTCCATGTAAAGACCTGCGGGGGTAGCGTATCCTTGCTACGCTACTGGGTGGGGGGCCGGATACGCTACTTTTACACTATTAATAGTCTATTTATATATATATTATATATATATATATATAGTAGAAGTAGTAGAGTAGAGTATCTCTTGAGATTGTCTTATAGAGAGTTATTATTAAAAGTCTCTTAAGGGTGAATGATTTTGGGTAGAAGAATATATTGTATTAAGATGATACGCTACTACCTACTCTACGCTACTCAAAAGCACTGATGGAACAATGGTTTAGTAGAAACGGGTAGGGTATCCGTAACGTAGCAAAAAGGCCCCCAGAGGGAGCCTTTCGTCGTTTTTGGGTCAAACTAGGTCAGAAGTGCTGACCTTATTTCAGTCCCTTTGCTTTGATCGTGATGCGCTCGACCAAGATCGCCTTTTTGCAGGCTTCGATCTGCTCTGCCGACAGGAACGACTGGAGCAGGGTGTTATCGACGCGCTTCTGTTCGGACAGGCCGAGAACAACGTCACAGGTGACGCCGATGTGGCGTTCGATGCCGGAGGCCTTGATCTGGGCCTTGAGGGCGTCCAGAGCGGCGATGGCGTCATCGGCTGCGGCCTTGGCGGCGGCGTACTGGTCGGCGAGGGCGATGGGGGAATTGAAGGTCATGTCAGTCTCCATGTGGTTGGTTGGTTTCCGTGAGATGGTTATGGCACAGTGCAAAGTACGATGCAACAGAAAAAATGTGCTGATACCAACATTTTTTTATTGTGCCTGCCGGAGCGTTTGGTATGGTGCCAACACCAACCAAGGAGGGATGGATGACTGGTGATAATTTGTGGGTGCTGTTCGAGGCCACGGGGCAACGCTTCCCTGTGCGCTTTTACCAGACCACTGACCGATGGACGGTCGAACTGCCTGCGGGGCAGGTGTACGAGGGCGAGAAAATGTCCGACCTGCGGCGGGAGCTGAAGGCGGACTTCAAACGGATAAGGATAACGAGCAATGCTGTGGTCTGATGATGTGCTGAACAAGGCCGACCGCGCTGCCAAGCGGCTGTGGCTGACGGGAACGATTGCTGCGGGCATGGCGGCGAACCCAAACTACAAACTTTCGGGGAAGCTTCTTGTTGCCTGCGTGGAAACGGCTGACCTGATCTTAGATGAACTTTTGAAGGAGAAAACGAAATGACCGACGATATCGAAGCGGGCGCGCCAGAGGGCCTCTACAGCGTCAAGATGGCACCGCCCAGCCCAACCCCTACCGATGGGGAAGATCGCTCTGCTGACCGCCTCTGGCTGGCTGGGCTGGCCATGCAGGCGCTGATCAGGGATGACCGTGACATGTACACCATCGCGCGGCAGTCGTGGGCCATGGCCGATGCCATGCTGGAGGTCGAGGGACAATGACCAAGATCACAATAAATCTGAAGGTGACGGAAGAGCTTCGCGTTTGGGCGACAAATCCGGTCTGGAAGACTGGCGAGGTCATCCTGACCAATGGGGCCATCACCCTGAACGGCACTGTCCATATGCTGCGGCAGTCTTTCAACGCAATTGCCCGCATGGGGCTGATCGACACACCCAAGACAGCCCGTGTCGTGTTCTCAGCCTATGACCCCAACGGGGATCGGCACCAGATCACGTCCAAAAGTTTGGAGTACAGCTATTGCGTGGCTTACCGCGAGGACGGGGAAGGAGAGCTTCAGCGGGCGATAGACTACTACGGAACGCCGGAGTGTTTCGCGCAGGAATACGAAGATCATCTCAGGGAAATGAACACAGACAACTCTGTTACGGGATGGAAGAAATACTACGCAAAGGGCCAACTGGACGGTGTGAAAAGCCTGCAAGAGTATTTTGAAAAGGAATACAAAAAACACGTCACACCCATCAAGGAAAAGTTAGAGGCTGGCGGTTTTGACCATTACATCGTACCAACATCGTATTGGTTTTTTATGCGTGAGGACGCCGAGGCACGGGCGGATCGGTGTCGGCTTTGGGGCTACAAAGATGTGGTGGTCCTACAAGGCAAGAGAGAGTAAAAATAATTGTTGACCCCGTGTTGCGTACGATGTAAACGGGGTCATCGACCAACCAACCACACTGGAGACTGACATGGGATATGCACCCTACACCAACGACTGCTACACCAAGGGCCAAGGCCGCGTTCTTGGCGAGTTTCGTGAAGCCTGCTACGGCCACATCTTTGAGTATGCCGCGCGTGGCACCGACTTCTTCCCCGAAGACTTCCAGACCGATCTGCCGCATGTGATCTTTGTCGGCGACGACCATCAGGCGCGCTTGGGTCACGTCAAGAAGACCGTGGCGACCATCTTGTGCGATGAGGATGATCTGCAAAAGTGGAGCATCAAGGGCCATCGGGAGTACGCCAAATGAGCGACTTTAGCATCCAGATCAAAGTCCGCAACGGGAGACTGTTGCGGGCGATCCGCCAGAAGTACGGATCATCCGCTGAGTTGTGCCGCAAGTGCGGTGTCGGCCAAACGATACTGTCGCGCTACCTGATTATGAAAGAATCCCCGATCTTGATGAACGGCGACTGGAAGGAATCGGCCTTCGATGTGTCCAGCGCCTTGGGGATGGAGCCGGAAGAGATTTGGCCGGACTACATGCGCCAGATCGCGCTGCGAAAGTCCACAGTGGAGCTAGATGCCTCGGTCGATCAGATCGCCGCACTGGCAAGTGGCGAGGGTGACTTGGCGATCAAGCTTGCCGCCATGAAGATCATCGACACGCACAGGTTAAGACCCCGCTACAGGAAAATTCTAAAAATGCGGGTAATGGACAATATGACACTTGAAGAAACTGGAAAAATTGAGGGCGTTAGTAGGGATCGCATCCGGCAGATAGAAATCAAATCGCTGAATACGCTTCGGCATCCCGCGTCCCGATCTGGCATCAACAGAAATATTCTCGACAACTAAAAATAGTTGTTGACCCCGTGTAAAGTACGATGTACACGGGGTCATCGACACACCAACCACACGGAGACGATCATGGCATTCGATTTTGAAGGGTTCAGCTTCCAAGTAGACAACCGCACTTCGCTGGTCGAATGGACTTGGGAAGGCGATGAGCCGAACGAGGAAGTCACCAAGCGCGCGCAGCACCACTGGTGGTATGTGCTGGAACCCCAGCCCGAAGCCGACAATTACGATGACAAATGGTATGACCTTAGAGATGGAGAATAAGATGACCAACTACCAGACACCCACCGAAGAAACCTACGTTGGCCTCGAAAAGGCGTTCAACTGGTTCAACAAGGCGCTGTTTGATCAGCGTCTGCCGTCCGTGATGTTCACCTTGACCCGCCGCACTGGTACCAATGGCTACTTCCACGCCGAACAGTTCAAACACCGTGATGGCGACCATACGCACGAGATCGCCCTGAACCCCAACACGATGGACCGCGACATCCGCGCGGTGCTGGGGACGCTGGTGCATGAGATGACCCACCTCGAACAGCAGGAATTTGGCAAGCCGTCCAAGGGCGGCCACCACAACATGGAATGGGCCAACATGATGTTGCGCGTGGGCCTGACCCCGACCGATGGCACAGGCAAAATGACGGGCCGCAAGGTCACGCACATGATCGACGAGGGCGGGCCGTTTGACGTGGCTTTCGAGGGTCTTGGGCCAAATTTCGACATCCCCTACTTCACCCAGCCCCGCGACAAGGCCGAGAAAAAAAAAGACAAGAGCAAAACAAAACATGAGTGCGGTTGCGGGAATAAAGCTTGGGCCAAGATGGGGTCGCGCCTGATCTGCGGTGACTGCAACGGCGATATGGTCGGTGAAGATGAAATGGGACACCTGTGATGATCGACTGCAAGCCAATTGTCGCCCTGTGCAAAGACAAGCCGGAATACAAGATCAGCGTAGAAAGCTACGATGATTTCATCAATTTGCACCAGTTTGAGGGGGAGGAGCGCAACCTGATTGAAATCGCCAGCGCCGATCAGGCACACAACCTGATCATGGTCATCAGGGCGGCGATGATGTTGAACGGGTGGGACAAATGATCCCCGCCGACCTGAAGTCGTTCATGCGGTGGATCGGGCTGCTGGAGGTGGCAGCCCAGCCCCGCCCACCAATCAATTGGGGCGGCGTGTGGTTCAAAGATGGGGAGGTGCCGTTTTGATGTTGGTGAAATTAACGAGGGCCGAGATGTCAGCCTGTGACCAGAACGCGGCGCTGCGGTGGCAGATCGCCCGCCTCAGTGGCGTGAAGGATCAGCAGAAGGCCCCGCAGGAAAACGTTGACCTGCTGGGCATCAAGGCCGAGGTGGCGGTGTCAAAGGTGCTGCAACTGCCCTACAGCTTCGCCGCACTGGGCATCGACAGTGGGGCCGACCTGTGGGCTGGGGACTGGAGCATTGACGTTAAGGCGTCATTTCACGAGGGCGGCAGGCTGCTGTTCAAGTCGCTCGAATCCTTTCGGGCCGACATGGCGATCTTGGTGACCGCGACCGACGATCCGGCGGCGATGCTGATC